CGTGCTATGTGCGAGCAACTTAATGTCGACTACATTGTTATCAATGGATCGATGAATGGTAACATTGATACTCTTCGCACAGAGATCAAAGACTTCGCATCGACTATCTCTTTTACAGGTAACCGTAAGTACGTCATCCTCGATGAGGCTGACTATCTGAACCCACAGTCTACTCAACCTGCTCTTCGTAACTTTATGGAAGAGTATAGTAAGAACTGTGGGTTCATTCTTACCTGTAACTTTAAGAACCGTATTATCGATCCACTGCATTCTCGATGCAGTGTGATTGAGTTCAAGATAAACGGTAAAGACAAAGCCTCTATGGCTAGCCAGCTGTTTAAGCGTGTCAAAGCGATTCTAAGCGACGAAAACGTCTCATATGATCAGAAGACCCTAGCTGAGCTTATCACCTTATACTTCCCGGATTTTAGGCGTGTAATCAACGAACTGCAAAGGTACAGTGCTACCGGTAGTATTGATAGCGGTATACTTGCTAACCACAGCAGTAACATACAGGACCTTGTTGGTATCTTAAAGAGTAAGAAGTTTGTTGATATGCGTAAGTGGATTGCTGATCATAAGGATATGGATACTGCTCAGTTGTATAGACAACTATATGACAATGCCTCTCAGTACGTCAAACCTCAAAGCATTCCTCAGTTAGTAGTCACGCTTGCTGACTATCAATACAAAGCTGCGTTTGTAGCTGATCACGAAATCAACAACGTAGCTTGTATGACTGAGCTGATGATGGAAGTTGACTGGGTATGAATCCTTTTGACTACTTGAACGCTATCAACGATACAAAACAAAACGTAATCGAAGATAGCGACAACCCTGAACTAGCTGAGAAGCTATATCCACCCTATCTTGTTAACAGAGGACTGTCGTTCTTTATAGACACAGTGTATCTAGCTAACGAGATGAACCGTCACCACCACTTAGAGAACAAAATGCAATTTGACTTTCTTATAAATATCGTAAGAAAGAAAAAGCGTTTTAGCAAGTGGTTTAAAGCGCAACCTGATGAAGAAGTCGAAGCTGTCATGGATTATTATGGATACAGCCAGGACAAAGCACGTCAGGTTGTAAGCCTACTTACCAAAGACCAAATAACTCAAATAATAGAGCGTCAGCGTAAGGGTGGATTGAATGACGGTATCAGTAGATCAGATGGTTGAAGTAACTTTAAATGAACAGGATGACTTTCTAAAGGTACGTGAAACTCTCACACGTATCGGTATTGCATCTCGCAAAGATAAGACCTTGTATCAATCATGTCATGTTCTGCATAAGCAGGGCAGGTATTACATTGTGCATTTCAAAGAACTGTTTGCTTTAGATGGCAAGCCAGCTAACTTTGATCAAGGTGACCTTGCAAGACGAAACACGATTGCAAACCTATTGAATGACTGGGGACTAATTAAGCTGGTTGATGAAAGTAAATCAGCTGACCCAGTAGCACCCATGTCGCAGATTAAAATTATCCCTCACAAGGACAAGGACGAATGGACACTGGAAGCGAAATACACAATCGGTCGAAAGAAGTAATCATCAACGAATGGTTAAGTGAGACGACCGATACTGTTATGAAATATGTAGTTGTGGAAAAGATTGACGGTAGACCTCATCGTAGTCAGTTGTGTGCAACAATTGATGAGGCTACCAAAGTCCAACAACAGTGGCAGCAACTCTTCTAATTAACTCAGGGTTTCTCTGTGGACGCTTTTATGATTTGCGACATGGGTAATCCTCTTTCAGTCGCTTACTCAAAAGTTAGTCTTAATACCTGGTCATACGTTAAGTCTGTCAATGTACACCGCGTCCAGTGCGTTATACCGAGTACGTTACAGTCTGATCCATATTTAACTCAGTTGAACTGGTCTAAATCTCACCGAAGGGATTTTAAAAATTCCGGCCAAGTGAGATACTTTACACCGTCAGAAAAGTCGTGCTTCATGTCTATGTTTAATCTGTGGGTAAAGCAGTCTGAGTCTAGCGAGCGGTTTTTAATACTTGAACACGATGCCTACGTTAGAAATCCAGAAAAAATACAATCTCTGATAGATCGAATTGACGATTATGATTTATGGTTATGTGGTATAGCTCTAGAGACTGTTAGTATGTCCCAACAATTTGCCATGGATTTTGTAGACAGCTTTCTTAGCGGACACAAGATTGATCTAGGCCCAATGGCTCTAATGTTAGAGTTCTTCGACAAGTACTACAGAAAATCTAACAAAAAAAGATTGTGGCCTAGTACTATGAGGCCCGATCTCTCTAAGCCACCAATTAAAAACTTACTAACTACAAATGACAAAGGGTTTGAATCAGCGCCCGTAACCCAATGTATATATTTGAACGGTCACGATGACGTTAAACACACCTTTAATTCCGGTTTCTCTACTATCGATCACACAACAGCTATTTCTATAACAGACAACATGGAGATACTTGATTCTCTACCCTAGATGAATGAAACATAAAAAAACATTATTACCTTTACTGCTGACTGTAGGTTGGAGCCCAACCTTTGCAGATGAAATGTACAGCGCTGCATCTAAACAGTGCTTTAGTCTTATTAAAGATCAGTGGCCAACAAAACGCATCTATCTTAACACTCACGATAGAATTGGTCTTACTGGAGACATCCGATACTATATGTCCGGTAGATGCTTTGAACCTGTCTGCACTGAACCATTTAGCTGGTTTGTATATCAGGTAAGATATATTGAAGGTCGCAAGGCGTACATCACCTGCACCATGAAAGATGCAGGTGAGCCTGTACTAGATCGGTATAATGATCAGAACAGGTTTACGCCGCCTGGATAGATTCTATCTCACAGTATAGGTCGTCACTTAACTGAACAAACTTACCTGAAGACAGTACTTTGCCCTTGACAGTAAACCGTTTGACATCTTGTGGGTTAATTTCACAGCGAGTAACTACAGCCCAGTCGTTGCCTTTCTTATCAGTAACATAGATAATGTCTTCTGATATGCGAACTACTGGTTCAAGGGTGCGGGTGGGAATTGCGTCTGCATTTGCAAACATTGGTACTAGTAGTAGAACAAATAATAGTGTTCTCATTTGGAGCTCCTTCGCTTCACAGCGATTATTAAAGTTTCATTAAAGATTTATTAAAGTTTTATTAAAATATTTATAAGACTTAGTGATAAAGAGCAATAATACCCAAATGAGTTACGATAAGTCTTATAAATAATTATGCTGATGCGGATGGTCCGGTCAGTAGACAACAACCTTGCTTTTAACTAAGGAGGCACCACAATGGTAGCAACTAAAGCATTTTCGTTTCCACGTTCACACTTCATCGGATTTGACCATGTATGGTCTGAGATAGAGCGACTGTCAGAGATGGCAGACAACAAGCTGTATCCTCCACACAACGTCGTCAAGAAAGATGAAACACACTTTTCAATCGAGCTTGCCCTAGCTGGGTATAACAAAGAACAGTTGACCGTAGAGGTAAAAGACGGGATACTGGTCGTAGCTGGTGGAAAGGGTGATGGAGAGGTTGAACGTGAGTATCTCCACCGCGGTATTTCTGCAAAGAAGTTTACCCGCACCTTTAGACTATCAGAGCATGTTGTCGTTGATGGAGCTGACTTCATCGACGGCTTACTCGTCATTGATCTGAGAGTAGAAGTCCCAGAAGAGAAGCGTCCCCGGTCTATACCAATTGGAGGTCAATTGTTGACGGAGGCAAAATGAAACATTTGGCAGTAGTTGCCCTATGTTTATTTTCTACTTTTGCAAGCGCTAGTGAGATTGAAGAAGTTGTAGTAAAGGCTAGACAAGTTCGTATTGTGTTAGTAAAACTTTCTGAAAATCATCGCCAGAACCCTATCACTGGGAACTGGTACTACGTGGAAGAAAAGAAAGAAGAGAAAACTAAGGCGTAAAGTCTGGGGCCCTTCGGGGCCCCTTTTCGTGAGGAAATATTATGTCAGTGAAAATTGTTAGGATGTTATCAGGTGAAGATGTACTTTGTGATTGTGAAGACAAAGATCACTTCTTCGAATTTCAAGATGCTGTAGTTGTTGTCCCTACCCAGCAAAGTAGTGTACAATTCGTACCGTACAGTCCATTTAGTACCAAAGATCCTTTGATGATCAATAAGGACATGGTTGTATTTGTTGCGGAGCCAGACAACAGTCTTGTTAACCAACACAAGAAAATGTTTGGTGGAATTATTACACCTGATAGTGGAATTATAGCATGAAGAGTGCAAGAGTATTGAGACTCACATCGGGCGAACACATTATTTGTGAGCTGCTAGATAAGCAACCTGATGAAGAGTGCATCAGAGTGAAGTTTCCTTTTGTTGTTACTCACGATATAGAATCTAGAAGACTGATGTACTCACCATTTGCCCCATTTTCGACAGCTACTGGCTTGGTGGACGTTCGTAAAACCAGCCTTACATTCATGAGTGTACCTTCATCACATTTAGTAGATCAATACGTCGATCTATTAGAAGGAAACTTAAACCAAAGCGCTGATGAGTAAACCTTTCTATACCAGTGTAACGAGATCTGGTAACTACATTTACTTCCGTGGATACAACAACGGTAAACGTATCCAGAAGAAGGTAAAGTACAAACCAACTCTCTACGTTGCAAGTCCTGATCCAACTGAGTTCAAATCACTGAGAGGAGCTTATCTTGGTGAGATGGACTTTGAGTCTATTCATGATGCTAGTGACTTCCTCAAACGTCATCGCGATGTTGATAACTTTGAGATACATGGCAACACCAACTTCATACAGCAGTTCATTAGCGATGCGTTTCGTAACGTAGTTGAATTCGATAGAGATGTCATTAACGTGACGTCAATCGATATCGAGGTTCAGTCTGATCAAGGATTTCCTAGACCAGAAGAAGCTAACCATCCTGTCACTGCAATCACCATTAAGAACAATATCGATAACGTATACTACGTTTGGGGTATGGGTGACTGGGATCACAGCAGTTCTATTGTTAATCACTTGACGGTTCAGTACACCAAGTGTGCTAACGAAGCTGAGCTACTTCATAAGTTTATGGATCAGTGGGCAGCCAACTATCCTGATGTAGTTACTGGATGGAACAGCAGGATGTTCGATACCGTGTATCTTGTTAACCGTATCAACAAAGTGCTTGGTGAAGGTCATGCTAATAAGTTGTCACCTTGGGTACATGACATGCGTGTACCGATCAGACAACGTACACTACAGCTTGGACAGAATGAGGTTGAGGTGTTTGAGATAAACGGTCTCGAGCAGCTTGACTATCTTGATCTATTTAAGAAGTTTGCATACAGCTACGGTACTCAAGAATCATACAAGCTAGATCATATCGCTCACGTAGTGCTCGGTGATAGTAAGATTGACTATAGCGAGTATGGATCACTC